AATGGTTTTAAAAAGTGCGTTTGTGCGCATCGGCGCAACAGGGTCAACGGCTACCCTCACAAATATTTCCGGGAATGTTACGGCTATTACGCTCACATATAGTCGCGATCTTCTGGAAGTAACGGCCATGGGAGATAAGTCTAAGTCCCGGCTGGGGGGGTTATACGATTGGACGGCGACTATTGATCTTAACCAGAATTACGGCTCTTCCACAATCGATAAAACATTTTTCAACATGGTGAGTTCAACCGGGGGATTTTTGACTGTCCGGCCAACCACAGCATCGGCATCGGCCACTAATCCCACATATCGCGGCCATTGCCTGTTAGGGTCATATACACCCATTGCCGGTGGTGTAGGCGAGGTTGGGACGTTCAGCGTGACATTGGAAGGAAACAGCACAATGTCTAGGGCGATAACATCATAAATGCTAAACAAAAAAAAGGAGAAGATATGAATTTAAGAGACAAGATTAAGGCGGTTAATGACATTGAAAAGCGTACTGTAATAGTACCTGAATGGGATACTACGCTTGAAGTACGCAGTATGAGCGGTACGCAAAGGGCACAGATTTTTACCCGCAATACCGACGAAAAAGGGAAGGTGCGCACTGATCGTATTTATCTGGATGTTATTGTTTGTTGTACTTACGATCCAGAAACCGGAGAACGAATCTTTGCCGATGAAGATATTGAATGGCTTGGGAATAAAAAAGGTGCCGTGCTCGAACGTATCGGAGCTATAGCGTTTGAGATTAGCGGCATTGGCAAGGAGGCCATAGGAGAAGCCGAAAAAAACTCCGATTCGGACACCCAGAGCGAAGATTCTACTACGCCTTAGCAGAGATACTGGGATGTCCGAATGTAGACACGATGCTGGCTGATATGGACAGCAAACACATTACGGAGTGGATGGCATATTTTAAGGCAAAGCATGACGACCAGGAACGAAGCAGAAAGAAGCAAGAGATGGAATCCAGAGTGCGAACCAGAGCCAAGGGGAGACGATAGATGCCCGGCATAGGTAATTTATTTGTTCGTTTAGGCGTAGAAGCTCAGGATTTTAACCGAGGCATGGATCGTGCGCAGAGGGAAGTTAAAAATCTTGAAAATTCATCTGATAAATTGGGTGGATCATTTAAACGGCTGGCTAGTGCCTTTGCTGTTGGTGATATTGCCGCCAATGTTATAACTGCCACACTTGGTAAATTAAGAAGTGCTTTTTCTGACATTGTCATGGATGCAGCTAAATATGAAATGCTTGGCGTGTCGATGAAGGTAGTCGGGAATATTGCCGGATATACCGGGGATCAGATGGAAGATGCGGCAATCAAAATGCAGAAACTTGGCATCTCCATGAGTGAATCCCGAAATGCCACAATCCAACTTGTAACGGCAGGGCTTAAATTATCAGAGGCAGAAAAATATGCCAGTGTAGCACGTGATGCTGCTGTGGTTGGATTGACAAATACAACCGACGCGATGATGAGTATTATTCGTGCAGTAAAATCTGGTGAAGTTGAAATTTTAAAAACTCTTGGTATCAATGTTAGTTTTGAACAAAGTTATAGGGTGTTAGAAAAAACATTAGATAAACATAAGGGGACATTAAACGAGGTTGAAAAAACACAAGCACGGGCGAATGCGGTATTTACAGATGGAGCGTCCAGATTAGGGGTATATGAAGCCGCGATGGGAACAGCAGGTAAACAAGTGATGTCCTTAGAACGGCATTTTGACAATCTCAAGGTTTTAATTGGCACCGCATTCACTCCGGCTCTGGCCGAGATCATTGAAACCATAACTGGAGCAGTTACAGGGTTAAATGGTGAATTAAGTGGAGAAAGCAAACGGGCCATAGCGGAATGGGGTGTAAGTTTCAGAATAACAATAATTGGTATTGAAGCAGAAATTATGCGGTTGGCTATGTTCCTCGATAAGATTGGTGGAACATTAACATCCGCACAAATGCTTTTAACAGGGCCAGGTGCAGCATTAGGAATCGAAAGCAGTAAAAAAAGATTTGAGGAAGCCGCTAAGGCCAACATTGAATATGAGGAGAGATACAAGGCAACAGAAAAAGCGCTTGAATCTCTCGCTATGAAACAGATTAACCTTGAAGCATCTCTCACTGATGCTGGAAAATCTGCCGCTAAGGCTGTAGCAGATGCAGAAGAGAAAAAACAAATAGCGGCGGCGCTGGCAGCAAAAAAACTCTCCGAGAAAAAAGATCTATCTGAGGCAGAATTAAAAGCCGCTGCAAAATTATATGAGCAAATGTTGTCCGAGGATGTGAAGGCAGCAGAACGGAAAGATGGACTATGGAAAGATAGTGAGAAGGCCTATAAAGATTATAACGACGCTATCTTTGAGGCTACAGCGGGCGAATATCAAAAGGATATGAAAGCGGCGGATGAATGGTTACAAAAGCAAAGAGATCGCCTTAACGACGCCGCTATCAGCTATAATGAATATCAGGCACAATTGGCTGCCTCCGAAGCCGCAACAGATGAAATGCGCGGCATTGCCTACCATGAAGAGCAAATGCGGCAGGTTGATGATGCCACAAGGATATGGAAAGAAGGCGAGGATAAAAAAGAAACCATTATCAATGCTAGTCTTGATCGTATGAAAGCCAGTTTTGCTGATTTTCTCACCAAAGCCTTCACGGGTGAATTGGAATCCTTTAAAGATTATTGGACGGCATTCTGGAAATCCATGGCGCAAATTGCCGCTAATTCACTAAGTGAAGATTTATTCGAATGGATAAAAAAGGAATTAAAGGGTGGTGTAGGAACCAGTGGTGGTGGCGTTAGTGGTCTAGTATCTTCTGGTATTTCTGCAATAGGTAGTATGTTTGGATTCGGAGGCGGCGGGGGTGGAACTTCATATTTAGATTTAGGTGCTACTACTGGTTGGTCTGGATTAAGTTTTGCTTCTGGTGGTACAATAAGTGAGCCATCATGGTTGGTTTCACAACGCACCGGGATGCCGTGGGGACAAGTGGCTGAGGCAGGCCCGGAGAACATTTCTCCAGCAGGTAATGGTGGCACAACCATAGTTGTCTATAACCATGTGGTTGCTACTGATTCACAAAGTATGGAAGACGCACTTAGACGTAATCCTAATGCAGTTACCAGTCTTGTCATTAATAATCTTAAACAAGGTGGGCTTGTACGTTCGGCCATAATGGAAGCGTTGTCGTGACTATTTAAAAAATACGTTTCATTTAAGGGCGGCCATAGGCTGCCTTTTTTATTTGGAGGCAATCGTGGCTTTATTCCCTACACTCAGCCATACACATAGTTATCCAAAAGTTGAAGAAAATTGGAATACAATTATTTCAGATATGCAAAGCGGTAAGGAAAACCGCACACAAGTCTGGGCATTCCCAAAACGCACCATTTCTGTAAACTTACCCGGCCATATTTATGCAGATTTAAAACTTATCCGTGATTTCTATAACAATACCTGCAAGGGTGCCAGATATACCTTCCGGTTCAAATACGACCAATCCCGTGCTTATGCCAAAGAATATGCAGGTCTTGGGGATTCCACAACTAAAACATTCACCATCCCTTCCATCGACGCCTCATCTAATATTACGGCCTATGTTAATGATGTCGTGACAGGTACAAGTTTTGGTGATGGTACAGGATCCGACGGTTTAGATCAAATGACCTTTGCTTCGGCTCCTGCCAATGGCTCTGTCGTCACCGTATCATTCACCGGCAAATGGACTCCACAGGTACGCTTTCCAGATAAACTTTCTTGGCAACAAATAACTAGTCTTGTGTCTCTTACCGAACAGATCAGTCTCATCGAGGTAAGGGATTGAGAACATTAGATGCTACATTTGACGCACAAATCACCGCCTATCAGCAGCATCTATGTTGGATGATTGATTGGCAATTAACCTCCACATATTACTATACCAGTGCCCATCATAACCTTGTCTATGGTGGCAATGTTTATCAAGCCCGCTCAATGGAAGTCACACCCGCCCATTATACCCTTAATATCGCAGTCAATACAGCCAATGTAAGATTAGATAATGTTGATGAATCCATGACCAGCATTTTAGAAGCCGAGGAAGTCCGTGGCAAAAAAATGATAATCCGTGAGGCGGCATTAGATGCACAAGGAAAATTTCTTGCGCAAGAGGCTGTCTTTATCGGCATTGTGGATTCTTTTAATTATGATAAGCAGTGGGCGGAGATGCCTATCTTAAGCATTATGACTTTATGGCGTAAGAAGCTTCCACGCCGGCAAGCCAGTCCGAGTTGTCAGGTCCGGCAATTTGGAGATAGTTATTGTACCAGTGCCGGCGCATGGTGTGACCGCTCTTATGATCGTTGTGTGGCATTAAGCAATAAAAACAATTTCCGTGGCTTCAGGTTTATGCCATGGCTTATGTCTAATCCGGATATATGGTGGGGTTCTAAGGCACCGCAAAGATGATTTTAAAACAAGGTAAATTATCCACAGAACATAGATTGGCTGAGATATGGAATGCTGAATTTATAGATGCGCCGTATAAACTTGGCGGCCTCAGCCGTGAAGAAGGATATGACTGTGTGAGTTTAACTTATGCATTGCTTTGTCATTTAGGTGCGGATATTAAGCCATATTGGGGCGATATTGACATTACCAATTACTGGATAGATTATAATTTGGAGTTGATTTCCGAATGGGTAAAGACGTTAGGTCAAGAAATAACAGTGGAGTTCAGGCAAGGTGGAGACATACTATTATGCCATCTACCAAATGGACAATGGTTTTCTTCGGTATATTTAGGAAGTGAACATTGTGCCATAGTCAATGGAGATATAGGTAAGGTTGGCGTGTGTCCATTTAGATTGTTGCAACCACATCTGATTGAGGTAAGACGATGCCTCCCATAGTTATTGGCGCTATAATGATTGTTGCGGGTTTTGCTGCCCCGACTGTCAGTATCGGTCTTGTACTTGGCGGTCTATCCATGATGATTAGTGGGATAATGAGCACTTTGGGTGGTAAAAAAAGCCCATCATTACCTTCTTTTGAGCAAGAATCCCGTGGCCAGCTTGTTAATGTTCAAACCTCCCAGGCAGCCATTCCTATTGTATATGGCACTATGCGCACCGGTATCAATCGTGTCTATATCAATACGACCGGCACCAATAATGATAAATTGCATATTGTGGGCGTACTCAGCGAGGGCGAATGTGATTCTATTTATAATAGTGAGGTTTATTTAGGTGATGATCTCATTTCCACCTATGGCAGTGATGCCACCTATACTTTCCACAATGGAGCCACTGATCAAACTTACGATACTACACTAAACGGTTACGATTCCGATTGGACTGATTCCCTACGCAACACAACTTATCTTTATCTGAGATTCACTTTCAATAGAGACAAATTCTCTTCTTTCCCGGATATTACAACCGTGATGAAGGGCCGTAAATTATACGATCCACGCACTGCTACTACGGTATGGTCCAACAATCCTGCATTAGTTATTTGGGATTTAATGACGAATGGATTTTATGGTTTGGGTTGGGAAACGACTGATTTAGATTCAGCGTCTTTCCAAACAGTTGCCACATGGCTGGAGACCAATGGATATACCTTTAATGGGTGTATTCGGGAGCGTGAAGCCGCGCTTGATTTATTGATTAAATGCTTAGACAATTTCCGGGGTGCTTTGATCTGGTCTGGAGGTACATGGAAATTGATGGTGCTTAAATATGATGCATCCGTAATGACTGTTACCGATGATGATATTGTAGAGGGTAGTCATAAGGCGGCGCGGCTATCAGTACAAAACGTAATTAATACCTGCCGTATCAAATATAGTAATGCCGCCAATAATTATACCATAGAAGATTTGATTGTTGACGATCCTGCATCCATTACAACTGACGGTGAAACACGTGAATCAGAACTATATCTCAACGGCACAACGTCTTATTCTCAAGCGCAGAAAATAGCAGCTTATAAAATCGACCGAGCCAGATTAGACGGTGTTTATTCCTTTGTGGGAAGGCCGCGGCTTTTAGCTTTAGAACCTGGGGATATGATTACGATAACTACGTCCCCGTGGTCATGGACAAGTCAGGTTGCTCGTGTTGTTGAAACGGTTCCCATGGCTAATTATCAGGTTGGGATTACCTTGATGAAGGAAACATCCAGCCTTTATGATGATTCTGTTAACACCGCTACGCACACGCAATATACGACATCATTACCCAATCCCAAATCCGTACCTCCCAGCGTAATCAATATATCATGGGAAGAGGAAACATATACGCAAGGGGATAACACCTATAGTCGTATTAAAATCAGCTTCGACCCTCCGACAGATTATCCTTTTTTCAAAACATGCCATGTCTATATCTCGTGGGATGGCGGGATAATCTATAAATTTTTAGGTAAAAACGATACCGGATTTATGGTTGAGACATTGCGAGAAGGGCAAACATTTAAACTTAAATTTCTAACGGTGTCCACCTATGATATAGCACAACAATTGGCTGATGTACCCGCTTCAGATGTAGCAGTAACCGGCGTGGCAACCAATCCTTCAGATATTTCCAATTTTCAGGCAATATGTGGCCGGGAAGATGTGACCTTCACCTGGGATGGTATTTCCGATACGGACTTGCGCTTTTATGAATTACGATTGGGTTCAGCTTGGGGCAGTTCGCTTATTTTGTCTAGTACCCGTGCGGTTAGTGTTTCCTTTACTAAAATACGACCAGCCATCCATACATTTTTGCTTAAGGCTGTAAACACAGCCAATCTATATTCCACCAATGCCAGCCTTTACATCGTTACGACTTATGCCCCGATAAGTTATTCGCAAAGTGTCGGTAGTCCCTATAATGAAATATATGATAGCGGCACGCATTACAATACTACATACGAAGATGATGGCACGTATGGCCGTATATTACGGGTAAAGACAAACTCGCTTACAAATGGCAATATGGAATCCTGGGCCTCGGCTACGGATTTAAACAGTTGGACGGAGACATTATCGGGAACTTCTACTGTAAATCGGGAAGCGGTGACAATCCATGCCGGAACATATAGTTGTCGATTAGATGTGGATAGTAATAATTCTCCGGTGAGTATAAAACAAACCATGCCTTTGCGTGCGACGGCGCTATCCAAATTAACATTTTATCATCGGGAAACCGCCCCGACATTAACATTAAAACGAACGAAGCACAGCAATATAGCTTCTCGACCCTATCTTTGGAATGGTGTATTGGATGTGAAACGATCTGCGCATGGCAATAAAGCCAATATGCCGGCATTACTAAAAAATAATGAACTATTAATGCGGAGCGCAAAAGGCGGACATTATGCAAATAAGCCAACCCTTTCCGACTCTGTAACATCTGCCCTTGCCTATAGCATCTACAGTGATATAGACGCTGAATATTTACAATCCAATGGTTCATGGTCTGCGGTGCCTTATTGGTTTAATGTACCAAGCGCCAGTGCGGAATGGAAGCAGGTTGAGCAACCATTTACCACAGAATCGTCTGGAAATTATACCGTGGCATTTCGTAATGGGAATGCCGCGTCTAAATCGATTTACATTGATGATGTGGTGGTTTGGTCACAAAAAGGTTATTATGTTTCGCCCACTACCGATTTGACGGCATTAGTGCAAAGGCGGATATGGCTATCAGAACTTGTGCCACATTATTATGGATCTGGCACAACATGGGATTCCGTGTTTGCATCTGGCCAGTTGTGGACGGATAAATTATCGGCAGGGAAGTCATGGATACATTTATTTGGTGCTGCCAATTGTGGCACGTTATCCATTACGTTTAATCATTCAGAGGATAATATTTCATATAATAGGGTAAAACAATTCCATCTTTACCAGACCGAGAGTACCTTGCGATATTTCAATTTAGGATTTGAAATAGAAAATGTAAATGACACAAACTATATTACGCTAGAGGATGTGAACACCAGAATTTATCAAGTCTAGGAGGTTTTATGGCATTCAATCCGAATGTTCCGCTGGGCAGCCACGAAGGGCTCGCCGATTTAGTTGCAATTAATGAAAATTTTAATCAATTGCGTAAGTTTGAATCTGGTGCAACAGAGCCCAGCAACCTCACAGCAAACATGATTTGGGCAGATACAACCGCAAATCTTCTAAAACTTCGCAATGAGGCCAACACTGCATGGCAGAATATATGGGACTTTGGCAATAACCGCCTTCCACTCAATGTCTTGGCTCCTGGCGAACTTACCGCCGATGCTGGTGGTCGGGGCAAGATGGCCGCATTGTATATCACTGATGCCAAGGTCAATGATGTGGCGGTTACAAAGATTAGCGGAACAATCACACCGTCAGATACTACAGTAGGACAAGCCAAACTTAAAACAAGTACAGGTAGTGTCTCCCAATATGAGGGGGGGACTAGCTTATTAACATTGCCTGGGGGTGAATATGGTTTTTATCCAAGGGTATGGGTTACAGGTGGTGTTGGGGGTTCTAGTTTGGGAGGGACTGCATTCACAAACACTTCTGCGGCGACATTGATAACTCTTTCCCAAAACACAGGGTTAAAATATACATACGCCAGCCAACGGTATATAACAGCCTCTGGTGAAGTGCATTGGATATTTTTCTTAAGAGACAAAATAACCAAACAAACCATCAGCATGTGGCAAGCTCCTGACCATCCCTGTTTTGGCAATGGAGGGAAACCATTATTAGTGCCTCATCCCTTTGGTGGGTACAATTCAACAAAGCATGAGATAGTTGTCCTTAATCCCACCAATGCTGAAATGGAAGAGATGCTGGCTAAATGTGATGTAGAAGATGAGACATTGCCGGATAAGGACTTGCTTCAGGTGATTGCTGAAGAGTACGAAATCGATGAGGCATCTAATGCGGCGTGGCCCACAAAAGAAGTCACAGTTGGATTGCCTAAATTTGTTAAAGATAAGAATGGTAAAAAAGTACCGACTGATTATCGTTTTATGCCATCTGGTATGGAAGTAAAGCCAATTAAGAAGCAAATACCAAAACCGGATTATATTTTGTGTAGAAAGCTAAAGAAGAAATAAGGACGATAAAATGCCAACTTATAAAACTTTCAGCGAAACACCAGTCAAGCAGCAGGATGGGAAAAATAATGCTTAAACTTATGGCCACAGCGCCAACATGTAATCCTGATGGCTCTTGGGTAATACAGGCCGAATTGATTGATGATATTCAGCCAGACAAGATATTGGTTCGGTTTAGTTATAAAACAGAAAACCTTGACGATGCCAATTTAGATAAAGCTAAGGCTGCAATTGAGACTAAATATCAAGAATGGAAAAATAAACAAGTTGAAGTTACAGTAGTACAAAAGTTGCAAGAAAAGCTAGACAAAATTAGCTTAACTGTAGTAAAGAAATAATGAAACCATCTTCCCGACAAAGGCTGAGGAGAATACTGATGCAAAAAGAAAATCCACTTGAAACCCTATATCGAGAAGGGATCCCGGTATGTCCCCCGGATGGTTCTTACCGCATCCTGATTAATGACTGCCATGTCTTGACGAAGAAGATAGGCCACGGTGAAGGGCAAAACTTCTTGCCTTGGTATAGACGGCCACTATGTCCTTGGAACTGGCTTAGTAAGCGGTTACGGCTGCCTACGGGGGATTTTACTATTGGGCTAGACGATATATTGGGTTCTTGTGTTATTAAATATAAAAGCGGCGATATGGTTGATTACATTCGGCAGGTTAAAAGCCGTGGATTGCCTAATACCTGGGTTGGAGAACTATGGATTGGTAATAAGAAAAAACTCATGTTCCTGATGGGAAAGATCTAATGTCCACCATTTATAGCCTATCTGATCTTCACCTTGGCGATAAAGGTCCGAGAGACGACTTCTATGGGAACGAGCAGAAGTTAACTGAATTTTTGCAATCTATTCCAGATAAAAGTTTGATTCTGGTAGGCGACGTGTTCGAGCTTTGGCAATGCCATTTAAATAATATCATAGCCGCATATCCGGACTTGATTAAATTGTTGTTTAAGAAGACTCTATATTATGTGACCGGGAATCATGATCAAGCCATACTTAAACTGAGCATTCTTCCTACGTTCCAAATTAAGATGCTTTTAGGCGTACCCGTAGTAGATAAACTAGTTTTGGAAGATACCATCTTCATCCACGGACACCAACTTGATGTAGCCAACTCTAAATACAAATGGTTAGGCCAGAGCATTACAAAGATGGCGGGCTGGTTAGAGAAATATATCGATAAGGACATTGATGTCTGGGCTGAACAGTTCGTTATGAAGCTGAAAAAGATGGGCCGCTTTGGATTCCCTGAACACTACAGAGACGAAGCCATTCGTTATGCTAAAAAAGAGGGCGTTAAACGGATAGTGTTCGGGCATAGCCACGTGGAAGATTATGCAAAAATAGATGATATTGAATATTTTAACTGTGGAACATGGACGAACGGTAAATCTCATATTGTGAAAATCTGATCCTGAAAAGGGGTTAAAATGGAAACTTGGATTGGTGTGGCAAGTACGTTAAATGTGGTTCTCCTGGGTTGGTTAGCCTTGCAAATCAGCGAAATCAAAAAAGACATGAAAGATAAGGCCAGCGTTAATGATATTAATAAATGTCGAATAGACTGCCATGAGGAACAGCAGGATATATGGAAACGAGTTAACCTTCATAAACATACCCAGGACACCGGTGAGGTTGTACTGCCGAGATGAATGATACATACTGCCCAAACTGCAAAAGCACCAACATCTGCTGGAACTGGATTCACGCCTTCAACGGTGATAGAAAGGCATACGAAGAGGCGAATCCCCATTATGACCCTAAAGACCTGAAGGACTGGGGGCACGAATGTTGGGATTGCGAAAACGTTTTTGATACCCATGAGAAAGTAGAAATAGGAGACAACCAGGAATGTATCTGTGATAGAAAATAAAGTCGAAATCATCATAGACCCGGATAACCTTGGAATGGACTTGTCTTTATTGGACGAGCAGGAACGAGCCTTTTGGGACTGCTTTGTTGGGGCCTTCGATCCGGGGCCTAATTTCACAGAAGAAGATTTGGAGGTAGGATATGACCATTAAAGACAGCATCGCAAAGGCCATTGCCGACCTGTCGGACGATAAGTCCCAAGCGGCCCGGTATATGTTCGTAATTGGCCTATGTGTCATCTTTACCCCTTCGGCGCAGTTATATGCCAAAGAGATTCTATTCTCGATTGTAGGGGGGTTCCTTGTTATGATGGGCCGCAAAAGTCTGTGATTAAAGTCTTCCCCACGCTTGAACAAAATAAGACCATTGAGAAATATGGGTTGCGGCATGAGGATGTGGAGCTCGGGCCAGCAGACGGCGAGATAACTGTACGTGACTCATGGCGCCTTGGCGAAAACGAAAGATTTTTCGTGATTGACCGGAACGGAGAATTTGAAATAAGATATAAAAATCCCGGACCAAAACTATGACAAAAATAGCACGTGGTTTTGCATATCTATAATAATAATAAGCGGTTAAGCATGACAAAACTGGGACCAAAATGGAACTAGAATTATTTGCTTGACAACCTTCCTCAGTATGATATAAGGAAGACAATCCGCTAATGCGGAGGTGGATGCATCGGCATTGGTAGCCCTTTTCGGAGGGCTATTTTTTTTTGCTTGACATTGAGTTTTGAGTTTGGTAGAAGAAACGAAAGGAGACGTGGCAATGAGGATTGAGACCCTCACACAGAACACCCAAATTTGTGCCTTAACTGCGGACTTCTCACCCGCAGCGTCCCCTCAGAAAAGCCCTTGGCAGAAATGTCAGGGGCTTTTTGTTTTCTAATGCTTCAGTCAAGTTGCGTGCAACAGAGATTAGGCATTAAAAGACGCACGAGTACCGTCTATAATACTGAGAGAAATGACGGGACTCACGTCGTGGGAGTAACGCCTATAACCGGAGCGACGTTCGGCAACTAGCGGAGATGGCATAAGGAACTCAAGGGAGAGATACACTTTTTTTATTTGGCATATTTATTGCTCTTAATCCGAAGCTCTTTTAGAATCTAAGGGAGAGATATTAAAGAAGGTTTTAAAAAAGAAGTTATGAAACTCAAAGATGAAGAAACTTATGGAATTGGTTGTAGTGATGTAACTGTTTATAATGCTAAGGGTGAAATGGTCAAAGTAATTCCCATAGATGGACATAGGCCAATTTTAAAAAATGAAGATATGGGGGTTACACGAAGACAAGAGGCCTATTATAAATATCTTCGTACACCAGTTTGGAAACAAAAACGGCAAGAGGCAATAGATAGGGATGGTGGCAGGTGTAGATTATGTAATTCATCTAAAAAGTTGCATGTTCACCATAGACGATACCCAAAAATTTTAGGTGAAGAACCGTTAGAAGACTTAACTACTCTTTGCGAAATATGTCATAATATCTTTCATAACAACCAAGTTGCAAAGAAGACTATAAAGGTTAAAAATAATGGGTATCGTAGTAGAATTAGAACAAATAAAAAATTTTCTATCCCAAGGCTTAAAAATCAGGTCGTGAGAATATTGCGTACTAATGGGTTATTACCCTTAGACTGTACTGTTAAATTTAAAGAAGCGGTTAAGATTATTTGTTTAAAAACAAACCAGCAATTTCCAATGGGCGATAAATATAAACAAGTACAAATTGCAAGCGCATATATTGCCTAAAGAAGGATATACGTTGTATGATTGTGGCGGATGTCGTTATTTTTTAAAAATAAAACAAGGTAACTGGAATAATTCTGGTTTATGCAATAAGCAAGATAGACGAACAGATGAAGACCGAGGACACGGATGTAAATATTTCAAAGCTCCAAAATACATACGAATAAAAAAAGCCTTTTGACTTTGATTTTCACCTGTGCCAGGATTATAAGGAGACACCATGATTGATATAGATGCAATAGTTCTCGGTGATGATCCTTACCTCATTGCTCCTCTGGACAATTGGATGGTGAAGGAACTTATAGATGAAATACGGCGACTAAGACATGACAATGCAGAAATTGTTAAAAACTGTTTTACCTATAGTGATATTGAAAAGGTTTTTCATAAGATAATGGAAGAAACGCGGCTAAGCCATTCTTAGCTGAACTGCAAAAGGAGATACCATGAGTGTACAGTGCAATACTTATGTAATGTTGGGGACGGTACTACCCTATGAATCCCTCAAAAATGACTACGAAAAGTTTGAGCCATATACGGATAGTGCATTTAAAGGCATCCATCATTATAATGGTTTGTGTATAATGTTTGACGGAATGGACGGTGAATATGTGGCCATTGGAGAAGTATTATCTAAGTCAGAAAATTGGAGAGGATTAGAAGGTTTTATATATCCCAAATTGACGCCGAAGAAACGCAAGGCTATTGCCAAAAAAATAACGGGTTTATTTGGGATAGGAGATCCAGATGTGTCTGTGGTAATATTTTCTCATTATCGCTAATAAAAAAGACCCTTGCCAGATTGACAATGAAGCCCGTACATAAGGAGACACCATGAATCCAGATCAAAACATGCAACTCTTTCTAAACAGTTCACGGTATAAACACATACGGACTACGAAGTACTTGGCGTTGCAGCACGACCGCTGTAAGGAGAAGTTTGAAGGAAAGTGTAGTTACCCGCACTGCTTCTGTCTTCATGGTAATACCGGCCCCATCGACCCTAGAACTGGGAAGGAATATGTCTGAGCCGTTTTGCCGGCACCACGATAAAGAGGTTGAGCGTGAAGACGGCTACCATGTTCTGCCCTGTAAGCTACACCATAAAGTATGCGGATTCAAAATTGCTGGCGCACACCATTGCCAGGACGTGGCGCTGATTCCGTATAAATTCGATTTTCCGGAAGACGAAGACTGCGAGGGAGACTGCAAATTATGACAAATGACGATCTTACTAATCTCATTAAAAGACACGAGGGCAGCAAAAAGAATAAAGCGGGCCGCCATATTCTCTACCAATGCACCGCGGATAAATGGACCGTGGGTTATGGCCGCAATCTAACCGACAGAGGTATTTCAGAAGACGAAGCCATATTGATGCTACACAACGACATTAAACAGGCACAGGCGGATGTCAAAACCTTAATGCCTTATATCGCTACGTTTGCGAAAATATACACGCCCCGGTACTGTGCCTTTGTGGACATGATGCTGAATATAGGCATAACCAGGATGAAACAATTCAAAAAAATGTTGGCTGCTACTGAAATTGGGAACTGGAAACGAGCGGCTATCCAAATACTGGACTCTAAATACGCCAAAGATGTCGGAAATAGGGCAAAGGAAATTGCCTATATGGTGGAGTTCAATAAGGAATTTAAAGGAGTCAAAAATGCACCTTAAACAAATAGTACCCATTATTTGTCTGGGATTTTGCATCGGCTGTGCCGGCAGCATCACACACATCTCAGATAACTATGCCCAAACATCAGTGGCGGCGAAAGACTTTGCCTTATTAACTAGCCGTGATTGGACATTCGGCAGTGGCATCATCCGCGGCGCTATACCTCAGGATGCCTTGCCGGCCTGGGTGTTTACTGAACTGGATAAGGTGGATGCGTGGTTCGGTCAGGGTGAGCTTACCGAGTTACAGTTAGGTTACATTGTAGGTCTAAGATTGCGCATGACCGGGCCTATCCTTGAGGCAGCCATCAGGCAACATGCACCGGGGATATTG